GCCTACTTCCAGACCCTCGAGTTCCTGTCGGACGCGGGCGTTCCGAAGACCAAGATCGGCCAGGTGTGGGCCAAACTCGGGGACAAGGCCGAGGAGGTCCTCTCCGATGACCCCTGGGCCCTCGTTCGCATCGACGGGATCAAGTTCGACCAGGCCGACGAGGTCGCCCTACGCCTCGGCTTGGACATGAACAGTCCGAACCGCGTCCGTGGAGCGACCCTCTACTCGGTCAAGGACGGTCGGGGGATGGGGCACCTCTACCTGTCCACGGCGGAGATGGTCGGGAGCGTCCAAGGACACGTCCCGGCAACGAAGGCACAGCAGGTCGCGGAGGCGTTGGCATCGCTCCACAAGTCCAAAGACATCATCGTGGACCGGACTACCCGGAGGGGTACGACGGCCATCTACGAGCCATGGTCCCACCTCCTCGAGCAGAAGGGTGCCGAACTCCTCTGTGCCCGGATGACCACAGCGGACCCCTTCAACCCCGCTCCGGTTCCGAAGCCCAAGTCCCTCACGGAGGCCCTCTCCACGACGGTCGTTCCGTACCCGAAGGCCATCGCGGGAGTGGGTCCCGCAGCGATGAAGGCGTTCGAGAAGGACCCCGAGGATCTGGTCCACATCGCCAAGTCAGCGCTCGAGGACTGGTCGGCGGGGAGTCACATCGTCCTGTCGGCACCTCAGATGGTCGGCGCTCTCAATGCCCTGACAGCCCCTGTGAGCGTCCTGACGGGCCTTCCGGGTACGGGAAAGACCACAACCCTGCAGGCGGTGGTCAGTATCCTCAAGGACGCGGAGATTCCGTTTCTCCTGTGTGCCCCGACCGGCATCGCCGCCAAGCGGATGTCCTCCCTCACGGGGGCGGAGGCTGCGACCATCCATCGGGCGTTTGGAGCCCGTGGATGGAAGAAGGGCGAGGACCGAGAAGCCACCTACGTGGGGGTCGTGGGGGGCGCTCACGGAGTAGAGACGTCCGACGGGTCGGCGGAGGAGTGGGGTCACGGTCCGGACAACCCCCATCCGGCGAGGGTTGTCATCTGCGATGAGTTCTCGATGGTGGACCAGCACCTCCTGTACCGCATCCTGACGTGTACGAGTCCCACGTGCCGTCTGGTGTTCGTGGGGGATGCGGCCCAGCTACCTTCGGTCGGGGCCGGGAACGTCCTGCGGGACATCATCGAGACCAAGCAGTTCCCGACGGTGGCCCTCACGGAGATCTTCCGTCAGGAGGAGACGAGCGACATCGTGATCGCGGCCCACGCGACGCATCGTGGTGAGGTTCCGCCGACGAGCATGGGCAAGGACTCCGACTTCAACCTGATCGGTCTACGGTCTGAGAGCGAGATCCTCGACACGGTGGTCAAGATCGCCGGGAAGCTCTACGGGAACCGGGAGAACTTCCAGGTTCTGTCCCCTCGTCACGCGGGGACCCTTGGGGTCACGAACCTCAACCAGAAGCTCCGGGATGTCATCAACCCGAAGGCACCGGGGCTTGGGGAGATGCGGCTCGGGTCCGAGGTGGTCCGCGAGGACGACCGCGTGATGGTGGTCAAGAACAACTACGACCTGGGCATCTTCAACGGGGACGTCGGCAAGATCGTCCGGGTGGATCTCAAGGCGGGCAAGGTGGAGATCAAGATCCACGGACCGCCCGTGCAGCACGTGATCATCCCGTCCAAGGACGCTCCGTCCTACTTGCGGATGGCCTACGCGATGACCGTCCACAAGAGCCAGGGTCAGGAGTACGACGTGATCGTGCTTCCGATGACCAAGGGCTTCGGTCACCAGCTACAGCGGAACCTCTTCTACACGGCCATCACAAGAGCCCGGAAGAGGGTCATCATCGTGGGTCACTCCGAGGCGATGGCGAAGGCGGTCTACAACGACCGCGAGGACCTCCGGAACACCCTCTTCCCTGACCGCTTGATGGCGGAGTTCGAGGCCGCTGGGGGGTCTGTTGTGGCGGAGACTGCGTAACTGACCCTCCACCCACGAAGGAGGGTTGGTCAAATGACGAAAGACGAACTCAGGGAAGTCATCGACAAGGTCAAGAAGAACGTCCGGGTCACCAAGGTGGTCGCCACTCGCTCGGTCAAGACCAAGCGCGGGGACTTCTTCGCGGGCTTCGCCGCCGCGTGGAACACCGTCCAGGATGACGTGTCGGGCATGGGGACCGACACCGACGTGATGATGGACACGTCGGAGATCGCCCAGAGCGGGATGACGCTCGTCGAGTCCAAGGTCGCCCACAACATCGTCGCCATGCAGGCGGACGTTGCGGCCTACGAGGCGGCGTTCGCCAACGGGGGCATCTCGGAGCGTGAGAAGGACGACGCGGTCCGGGCGATCAAGAACAACTACGCTCGCCTCATCAAGGACTCCTTCCTCTCCGAGTAGGGGGGTCCGAACGGCGTCTCGCGGGGTAGTGTTACCACCACGTCCCCGAGGAGAACGCCGTGACCGAAGAAACGAAACTGCCCCTGGTGGACGAGCAGCGCGTCCACAACCTGTACAAGGAACTCGAGGGGATGGAGATCCATCTCGATCCCGACCCCTTGATCTACGGTCCTCGCCGCCTCAACGCGAAGGTGGCGAAGGCTCGCGGCATGCTGACCCGTTGTGAGCGTGTGTTCCTGCAGACCTCCCACGATTTGCAGATCTACAAGACGGCTCACCGGGCAGCGGAACTCGACTTCAACCTCCAGATGCAGGACCTGATCGCCAACGACCCAGAAGTTCGGGCGGGAAGCAACGTCCGCGACCGAGACGCCATCGCCACGATGAAGCTCCGGGAGGACCGTACTGCCCTGATCGACATGGAAGTCTCCATCGGGGACCTCGAGATGGTGATGACGGTCGTCAAGGCGAAACGGGCCGACCTTCGGGACATCCAGGGGCGCATCCGGGACCAGATCAAGCTGTGCCAGGAGGAGATCGGTCTCGGTGGCAAGTGGGGATCCCGTCCGGGTCCCGGTGAGGAGGCCCCAGACCTCGACAACGCCCCGCAGACGGACCCCAAGGCACTCGCTTCCATCCAGGGACTCATCGCGGACGCGGGGGGCGACGAGGTCGACGAGGTTCACCTCGACGAGGGATCCTCGGAGTGGATGGACGGCGAAGGCAACGACGCCGACGTCGACGAGGTCCTCGCCGCCGTGGCGGAGGCCGAGGAATCATCCAACGAGGATGGCACCGATCCCCTCGAGGGTTCGGAGGAGGGGGTGGACGACAACGAGATCGCCCCACCCGACGAGCCGGAACCCGAACCTGAGCCGGAACCCGAACCTGAACCCGATCCCGAACTTCCGGAAAAGGACCCGGAGCCCGAGCCGGAAGTTCCGGAAGAGACTCCGGAGCCCGAGCCGGAACCCGAGCCGGAGGCCGAGGTCACGAAGGAGGCCGAGGTCGACATGGACGAGTTGTTTGGTGGGGGTGGTGAGGGGGATGGTGGGGAGCCCATCCCACCAGTGGAGTCGGACGAGGAGGTGGACGACATCTTCGCCAAGATCGATGCGTCGCCTCCCATCGACAAGAAGTCCAAGGCAGCGCCCGCTGCGGACGACGAGGATCTTGACCTGGACAACCTCATCGACATGTTTGGTGAGGACTCGTGATGTCCATTTCGTGAGGGGGGTACGGTCCTCTCACGGCGTGGTATCTAACCCCCAAGACGCGGCTCCTGTCCTGTAACCCTGACCCCGTGCCGCGTAAGGAGAGAACGACATGAGTGGATTCACCGATTTCACCTTCGACTCCGGCGACGAGAAGGTCGGGAAGAAGACCGACCGCTACAAGGGCAAGGAGGGCGAGACCGATCGCGTCTCCTTCGTCTGGTTCCAGACGGACGAGGAGGGCCACCCCCAGTTGGAGGAGAAGGTCCGCTTCACCGGCTGCGAGCGCCACTACGTCCAGGGCGTCGGCTACTTCCTCAACAAGGGCCCCGAGTTCAGCAAGATCGCGGGTGGTCCGCCGAAGCAGGCCGTCGCCACGATCATGGTCGTCTGGCCGACGGACAGCCGGGGTCGCCTCGACGCCGAGAAGTTCAAGAAGGGCGAGGGCTACAAGGTCATGCCCTGGGTCTTCGCCGCCGACAAGTACGACCAGCTCCGCCGCCGCAACGACGAGCACCCGCTCAACGAGTGCGACATGATCCTGGCCTGCACCGACACGCAGTTCCAGAAGATGGACATCTCCCCGGCCCGCGAGTCCCTGTTCCGCAAGCTGTACGAGTCCAACAACGAGCGCGGCAAGGCCATCGCCAAGGCCATCCTCGAGGAGGTCGAGACCGTCGAGAAGGGTCTCCGGCAGACCCTGGCCCGCGACCTGACCCTCGACCAGCTTCGGGAGAAGATGGGCGGCGCGACCGCCGGTCCCGTCGCGGACGCCTCCGGCGAGGACGTCGACGGGTTGCTCGACAACCTGCTCGACTGAGCCGAGTAGGTGAGGGTCCTCGGCCTAGATCCCTCCTTGACCAATTTCGGTTGGGCGGTACACGACACAGCCGCCGAGGTAGGAAGCCGGTCCCGGTGTGAACTCCGGGGCCGCTTCCAGACCTCGGCCAAGACGCTGTTCATCGACCGCTATGTCGAGATGAGGGAAAGCCTCCGCGCCCTGGTCCGGAGCGTCAATCCGGACGCAGTCGGGATCGAGTTCCCCGTCTTCAACGACCTCTGGTCCGAAGGTATGTACGGGCTCTTCCTCTACTCGTGTGAGGCCCTCAAGCTGGAACGCCAGGACGTCGTGTTCTGGTCCCCCATGCAGGTCAAGTCCCACGCCAGGGAGTCCCTGGGCCGTCCCAAGATCGACGGCAAGCAGTGGAGGATGGACAAGCCCGACATGGTGGACGCTGCCAAGCTCGACTCCGGAGGGGGTCGATGGAACCACAACGAGGCCGACGCCTACCTCGTGGCACGACTGGCATCACGATTCTGGCTGCTACAACAAGACCTCATCCCGGAGCGTGATCTAACCTCTGTGGAGAGACGGTTCTTCCTGGAAATTCAGAAACACGTCCGGGGCAAGAAGGCCGGTCGGACGACCCTCAAGGGTGTCATGTACCGGGAAGACGAACGGTTCTTCCGGTGGTCGGCACTGGGGGAGGAGTAGACGATGCCGAGAGCGAAGAAGCAGGCCGCGAAGGGGAAGTCGAAGAGCAAGCTGGCAGTCGCCCGTGCAGCCGCCGCCAAGGTCCTCAAGAAGCCCGAGGAGGACTGGCGCGTCGTCCTCGACTACGAGCAGTTGAAGCAGCCCCTCCCCCACATCCCCACCGGGGCCCTCGTGATGGACTACCTGATCGGAGGGGAGGTCAACCAGTTCGGCGTCCGTCCCTGCCCCGGTCTCCCCCGGCACCGCGTGTCCCAGATCTGGGGTCACGAGTCCTCCGGCAAGACCACCTTCGCCCTCACGGCGACGGCGACGACCTGTGCGGCAGGAGGGACCGTCCTCTACATCGACTGGGAGAACGACATCGTCCCGGACTACGCCGCAGCCCTGGGCGTTCCGATCACCGACCCGGACCTCTTCGAGTTGGCCCAGCCCGAGACCCTCGAGGACGGCATCAAGCTGGCGATGGTCTACGCGACCGCCGGGGTGGACCTCATCGTGTTCGACTCCGTCGGCTCGGCCCTCCCCAAGCGCATCGCGGACCGGCCCCCCGAGGAGATCGCGGACCAGGCTCGCGTGGGCGAACTCCAGGCGGTGTGGTCCCAGGAACTCCCGAACCTCAAGAAGGTCATCAACCGTTCCGGCACGGCGGTCCTGGGCATCTCCCAGATCCGGGCCAAGATCAGCTCCGGTGGTGGTGGCTACGGACCCACGACCCAGCCTCAGGGCGGCAACGCCTGGAAGTTCTACAGCAGCGTCCGGCTCGAACTCCGCCGCATCAAGCAGGAGAAGTCCAAGCTCCACAACGTCCTGACGCACAAGCAGGACGAGCGGGTCGTCGGCGGCGTCATCCAGTGCCAGGTCATCAAGTGCAAGCTGTCCAAGTCCCAGGGTCGCAAGGAGGTCTTCTACATCCGCTGGGGTGAGGGCATCGACGACCTCCGGTCGGTCCTCGAGATCGGTATCGCCCACGGGGTCATCAAGCGGGGGGGTTCCTGGCTTACCTGGGAGAAGCCGGACGGATCCCCCGTCAAGGTGCAGGGGGTCAACCCCTTCCGGGATCACCTCAAGAAGAACCCCGAAGACGTCCAGGTCCTCTACAACGCGGTCATCCCGTTCCTGGGTGAGGCGGAGATCGACGAGGACGCGCTCGAAGACCTCGGGGACATCGAGGAGATGCTCGCGTCCGAGGCCGAGGAGTTGAAGGAGGACAAGGACCTCTCCGAGATCGAGACCCCGGAGGCGAAAAAGGCATCCGATTCCGAGGAGTAGGGTGTCTGGATGCCGATCACCGTCCGAGTCAGGAACT